GTCTATATCAATGAGCACTTTCTCTGTACCGTCGATCTCGTACTTGAAGAAATCTACAGCAAGATCAAGTGATGCATCATACTCTTTGCCTATCTCAGCCTTTGGTGATTCAAAGCTCGTGACGTGTCCTTTGAGTGTGACAACTGTCTGATGAGATGTGGCGCCCTGAGAACTGTTTTTCTTTACCCAAAACGTTGATTTGTCACCTCTGCGTTTTGTAAGTGTTTCAAAGTAGACATCATTCACTTCGTTCAGTTTGAACTTTGCTTCCATCTTCTTGAGAACGGTTGAGTCGATGTAGTGCTCTGCAAGACCACTTTTTACATCAAAACCTTCAAACTCTATCTTGGGGATCTCTACGTCTGCGGTGTTGGAGATGAACCCCACACCTTCAACAAATGCAGAAGCACTGTTAAGTACTTCACTTTTTCTATTTAATGCCATTGGTTACCTCCTAAGATACCATTTTGATAAGGACATCGCCCCAGCGATCGTCATAGTTGAAATTGACCTCTATACGTTTCACGATAGGCATATTTTGCATAGAAGCTACAAGGTAGAACTTACCTGCAGTGATGTTCGCTTTTGTGTTCTTCTCTTCGTCCCAAAGCACGTCAAAGCCTATGAGTACATTTGCGCCTTTGAGTCCCAGTAACATCTGCTCCACAGAGTCCTTTACCGACTTCAAGATGTCTGCACGGCGATCTATTGCCCAAAAGAGTCCGTCAAGTGCCGCTTCGCTGATACGATCAAAAATACGTACACGTGTATGGTCTTGCCAGATCGGGTCGATGTCTGTCGTTTCACCGCCCCATGTTCTAAAGCCGTTATAACGAATGATCGTACCGATACCGTTGCTTCTAAGTCTGTCTGCTTCACAGTCCTGTCCTGCATTGAACTCAATGGCTCTTGCTGTTCCGCTGATGCCGTTCATAACACGGTTGGAAAAACTGTCAGCAAAACCATACTCCCATCCTGCATCAGTCGCGGCGATCATTCCTGCTACACGGGCAGAGTCAGGCTGTAGTTGTTCAGCGTTACTGAGCGTGTCCCATACTTTGACATACGGGTCTCTAAGCAGTAGCCTGCGTGTACCAAAACTTGCTTTGAGCACAAGTGCTGAGGCTTCGTCAGTCACATTAAGATCAACGATACCCATACCAAGTACTCTCTGCGCTACGCTTGCCATCTCCGTAGAGACATCAAGATCATGTGAAAATCTAGGTGCGACAATCAGTGCAGGTTTTACACCTACCACCGCTGCTGCAGTTTTGAGTGCATTGATGTTGGTGATAATGTCTGATTTAAGTGTAGTCATGCCGTAAAAATTTTCAGCACTTCCACCAGATGTTTGTGCGTTAGCAATGGTCGCACCTCTGATAATGATAGGACACTGCACATTTTGATCTTCAATGCCGTCCAGGGCTTCGCGTACCGTACCTTCTACCTCACTGAATGTTTCCAGTGCTTTTGTTGCACTTCCGAAATAAAGAGGCTGCTCTGCAAAGAGATCACCTCCGTCTGATACCGCAGTTCCTACGATGGCGATGGGTGTTGTTGACTTGATGGCCAAAGGACGCGCCGCCGTCGCACTGGTAATTGTGTTGACTCCGTATTGACTTGCCATTTTTACTCCTTAGTTAAAATGAATGATGGGTTGGATGACTTCTCGCTCGTTTGCGATACGATCACCGTTGTTGCTTGTTTCTGTTACTTTATAGACACCTGCTATATCTTGTGCTGTTGCAAGTATTTTTGAGAGTGGTATATCATCTCCTATACCGAAGGAGAGACTTGCAAAAGCCTGAGTGACATTGTTTCTAATGTCGATAATACTATAGCCTTCAAGAATCTCTATACTTAGCGTGATCTCCGTGTTTACTATGTTAGCCTTGGTTACAAGTACCTGGTCTGTCAAAGGTCTGACATCATCACTGCTGCATATCTCAAGTATCTCTGCAGTGAAGTCGCTGTCTGCATGATAGACGATCTCTACTGTACCCGGTGCAGGTGTGAGGATGTTCACTTCTTTGATCTGTGATGATACGGTCTTCGCCCAGTAGATGTAAGTATCTCTTGCACCTGCGGTCGATAGTCTTGAGAGGCTGAGGACACAACGTTCTCTCAGTATGTCGTCACTCTCACCCTCAAGACGTGTGACACCGTAGTCATAGGCTTTGGTATCCAAGTCACTTCCTGTAGCCGTAAAAAGATAACTTGCCCTTGCAATGTCATTGTTTCTGGCACGCATGAGCATCTCACGGTAGAGAAAGGCTTCGATGATAAGCATCACCTGGTCACTCTCAAGGAATGAGACGTCAAGTCCTGTTTTTGTAGAGAGGTAGTTCAACGTGTCACTCTTGAGCGCGTCGTAACTGATCTCCTCTATGATGTCAGGCAGCAGTGGCATAGATCACCTCCGTTTTATAGGCTTTACCGCTTGAGACGAGTTCCATCTCAAGGGCAATAACAATATGACCGTTGTCGCTTGCAGACTTTGGCAAGGCACGGCGAAGCTTGATGCGTGATTCCCATTTTTTAAGTGCTTCAAAAACATAAGAGATAAAAAGAAGCTGCCAAGTAGCATCAAGTCTCTTATCTATGAGGGTGTAAAGCTTGCTGCCAAACTCCGGCAACATCACTCTGCTCCCAATCGGTGTCTCTAAAATGCGCTTGATAGAGTCTTCTATAGATATAAGATAACTCACGGTCTGCCTCCTGTGGTACTTCCGCCGGACTGTACACCTGTGTGGGTGTGGTCTGTAAGAAGTCCTACGCTGTCGGTGATGGTTCCGTTGACCAGAAGATCAGCGTTAAAGATGATCTTGCTGGGGCCACTGATCTCCATGATCTTAGAAGCGGTATCATACGTCACGGTTGTGCCGTCTTCATACTCTGTCACTTCTTTAGTGGCACTCGAACCGTTTGGCTCTTGCAAGTCACTGTGAAAAATACCACGTATGGCAAAGCCTGCATCAACCCCACCAAAAACTGCCACTTGTTCACCCATTCTAAGAGGGATAAAATGGCGTTTAAATACACTTGCCTGCATCAGTACCGGCATCCAGTTTGACTCACGCTCTCCCACCATGACACGCACCAAAGCTTTGGCACTTTCGACCTGTGAGACAGTTCCTATCATGGTGGCGTTCTTCATTACTCAGCTGCCTTTACAGGTGCTTCAATGTGTGCGATGATCGCTTCTCTAAGTGTGTCTGCTTTTTGGTCTTTAGTTTCAAGACCCAGTGTTGTAGCAGTCACTTTGAGTGCGTTGTAATCCATCTCTGCGACCGATGTAACGGTTAATACAGGTTCTTTGTCTGTAGTTGTAACAGTTGTTTCGGTTGCTTCTTCTTCTTTTAGTTTGATGAACCCTTTATTCAAATAAGGATCCGCCTCTTTGTCTGTGAGTTCAAGTGCTTTGCCTATGGTACAAAAGATGCCTGCAATGACAGCTATCTTTAAGGAGATGTATATTTTTTTCATGGTGTTATCCTTGTGTATTAATTGTAATGTTTACTTCAAGTACAACGCTAAAGAGCGTTTGGCTTAGAAGTTCTGCTCTTTTGATGGAGAGTAAAGAGAAGTCAAAAGCACTCTCTAGGATGCGCTTTCTCATATCCTCTACTTTTTCCATCAGACCGTTTTTACCGCTGTAGCTGTTTGCTGCCAAGACCAATAGGAAAGCGAGCCTGTCTTCTGTGCCATTGATGGGTTTTGCTCCGCCAAATAGAAGATAGTTCCCTGCTTGATTGATAGACTGTGGGGATGCGATGGGTGTAGCCTCTGTGAAGAGTGCTTCGGTTGCTTTCATTGCGTCTATATATCCCATTGATATAACCTTTCATCTAAAGTACTACTGCCCATATCCCACTCGCTTACGCGTTGTCCGGATTTGATGCCTGTTACGGTTTGGGCAGATGTGTCATCCGTGTCCGTTGTAGGCAAAGCCGTGTTAACGGATTTTTTGATGGCTTGGTTGTAGCAAGTTTGTTCAAAATCAGAGACCTCTACTTTAAGATAGAGCTTGAGACGCACTATGGCGATGTCAAGTAACATCGCTTGAGGAATGGCTTTGCCTTCAGATATCTCAATCGCTTCAGAAGCTGCAGCGCTGAGTATCTCAGGCGTCAGCTCCAAGGGATTAAGTAAAGAAGTTTTGGCACGTTGCTCAAGTGCAGCTACAAGTTCCATCATTCAGCCTTACGCTACAGTTCCGCTAAACTTCATAGAAAGCTGCCATAGACCGTATCCGGCATTCATGAATGATTTCGTACCAAATAGTGCTGCATCTTTCATAAACTTGTCATCGTTGCTTGCTTCAAACTTACCATCAATAGCAACCTGTAAGATGTACGGTTTGATCGCTTTGTTGTGATCTTCCAAATACCAAGATGTATCTGTGATCTCAGGAAGGATCTCATACTCTACGATCTTATAGCATGGGTTTGCTGCACCATTGTCAAGCGTCTCAACATCAATAAGCTTTTTTAGTGTAGCAAGTTGTGTAGGGCCTGCCGAGATTTTGTTAGGATTGATCTTAAGAGACTTTCCTTTGGCTGTCTTGATGGACATCATGTAGGTGATACCTGCCAGAAGATTGGCTTCGTTAAGTACACCTACAGAGAGGTTTGCATATACATCAGTACCTACTGTATGGTTTGCTGAGTGGAAAGGCTGACCGTCATAACAGAGTCCTGTTTCACCATCGATCATAACATCCGCTACAAGCTCACCGCCAAACTGTTTGGCGTCCATAGCCATCTGTTTGATCGCAGGTTTATAGATGTTGATCTTGTCATACTCAATATGAAGGTTAGGTACCGTGATACTCGCTTCATAAAGTTTGTTTTCAAGGTAGTATCCGAAGTCTTGGAGTGCCTGGACATCTCTGTCACCGATCCATTCTTTCATACCAGGGAAGTTACCTAGCCAGGCATACTTCTCACTCAGATCATTAGACTCTACGAGTGTTGCGTGATCTCTCGCACCACCGGCAGTGTCATTGAAAGTATTTTGGAAGATCGTTTTGTAGCCGATAGCTGTTTCTTCAAAGTGTGCCATTAGTTAGCCTCCTTGTTTTTTGCGAACTCTTCATGATCGATGCCGAGCATGTCTGCCACTTTTTTGTCGTTTTCAGAGAGAGTGACTGTTTTGTCATTCTCTTCCAGGTTTGTTTTACCAAATACGGTCATTTTGCGGTTAAGCTCTTTGAGTGCACCTTGCACGACTGCGAGTTCCTCTTTGATCTCTTTGTTGTTTGCTTCAGTCGGCGCGGTGGATTCCTCTGGTTTTTTGTTGAGCGCTTCGATGGTCGCTTTCATTTCTTTCATATCGTTTTTTAACGCATTGAATTCTTCTTCAGTCACTGCTTCTTCCTTCTCTTTATTGTTCAGTTCTTTGTTTAACAGGTTAGGACGGTTCACCAGTCCTACGCTGTCGAGTCCTACGACGTTCGCACCCGTACCCATCTCATAGACAGGGCTTAGGTATCGGTAGCTTTTGTTACCGACAAGCTCTTCGCCTTTTGTATTCAGTTCAAGCTTTGCATAGACACCGTCTTCTTTGAGCTCGAAGCTGTCTTTGGGAAACCACCCAAGTGCCTCTCCAAAGTCATGATTTTCGTCAAGCGGTATATGAACATCGTTCTGTGAGATGACCGCGATGAGTGCTTCACCGTTGATCTTGAATACTCTTCCGTCAAATCCTGTTACCTCACCTACCGGGGAGATCTTTACAAGTTCATCTTGTTTGAAGTTGAGTTCGAGTACGTGCTTTAGCTTTCCGTGTTGCAGGTCACACCTCCTTATTTGATTTAAAGAAGTACAATTTTTGCACATTAAATTGATTAAATTTTATACATATATAAGTATGGAAACTGAATGATAAAAAAGCAAATAAACTTACACCATGAACAAAACACACAAGAGAATCAAGTCATTATTCATAGAAGGGAAGTCCGTTACGGAAATAGCTTCTTTGATGCAGGTGACCAGACAGACTGTATATAGATATAAGAAGCTTGATCTTAAAGCAGGGATCGACTGGGATGAGCTTGCGTATGCCAAAGCCATAGACCCCGAAGGTGTGAAGCTGAATGAAAAAGAGTTTTTAACGACCCTTATAAAGAACTTTGAAAGGGAGTTAAAGAGCCTTGATGATATAGAAGACCCTAAAAAAAGACTGCACCTTCTCAATGAGTATGCAAAGAGCTACTACCGCCTGAAAGCACCGATGAAAAACGACTGTAAAAGTGCCGTCATAGAAGCAGCTACCAAGACGGTGTATGCCATCAGTGAACTTGCGCTTGAGAGAGATGAACAGGCAGTGATCAAGTTTCTGTCAGGGAATGCAGATGAGATCATACAAAAGGCACTTAGATAATGTCAGCTTTAGGCAAAAGAAGTCTTGAAGATCTTCGTTCCCATCTGAAGGGACTGCATGTTCTAGGTGATAAAGAACGCCCGGCACGCATCAAAAAAGCCAAGTCTGATCTGCGTTATGCGGTACAGACCTATTTTGCACACCATGTCAGCGAGATAGAAACATCCGACTTTAGAAACAACTACTATAAAGAAGTGGGCCCACTGCTGAGCCAACATAGAAAAACAAGCTTTGAAGCTTACAGGGGTGCTGCCAAAACTACACTGATCACCAGACTTACTACCTTGTGGAAAAGTGCCATACGAAGAGAGAAGCGAAACAACATCATTATTTCATCAACACTGGATGTAAGTAAAGAGACACTTGAATTCATTAAGATGGAACTTGAAGAGAATGAAAGGCTCATAGCAGACTTTGAGATACGCAAAGGTGACACCTGGACGGCTGAAGAGATCATCTTTATATCCGGTGACGTGAAAATGCGTATCAAGGTCTTTGGTGCAGGCAAAAAGATAAGGGGTTCCAACTGGTTGGGTATACGTCCGGACTGGATCGTGTGTGATGACTCCGAGAACGACGAGAATGTAGAAAACAAAAACCAAAGGGACAAACTCTACAGCTGGTTCATTAAAGCCATTATGAAGCTTCCGTCACGCCAAAGTACCGACTACAACATCATCGTAGTAGGGACTAAACTGCATCATGACGGACTGCTGTCTAGACTGCAGGCACGTGCAGACTTTATTAACTTCAGGTTCCCTCTGGTGCTTTCGTTTCCGTCCAACCTCGATGACCTTGACAAGTTCAATATTGGTGATGATGACATCAAAGAGATGCTGCTTGATGATGAGAGCCTTGACAAAATAGAGCTGCTTAAAGAGTATCTCGAAGACAAAGACTCATTTATGTCTGAGTTTCAGAATGAACCGCTCTCCAAAGAAGGTACCACATTCAGTGACTACCAAACCTATGAGGTCTTACCGATCATGCAGAGCTACACCATCGGCGTAGACCCGGCACTGGGTAAAAGTGCAGGTGACTACTTCGGTGTGACGCTACTGGGTTATGACGGTAAACATTTCTATGCAGACACAAAGATGTACAAGATCAAAGCCACAAAGATGATAGATAAACTCATAGAGCTTTACCTGTCCATTATGATGGAAGGCAAACCCATCAAAATAGGTATAGAGGTCATACAGTTTCAGGAGTTTTTTAAAGATGTGCTCGATGAGAAGTGTAAGAGCATGGGTATACATCTTCCTATAGTAGAGTTACGAAATTCAGTAAACAAAGAACTGCGCATAGATGGCATATCGCCGTTGGTCAATAACGGCACGATACTCATTAACCCCAAAAGCCTCATTCTCATCGATGAACTGGACACCTACCCAAAGTCTCCGCACGATGATGGGCTGGACTCTTTGGAGATGGCATACCGCATCGCAAAGCAGCCGGTGTTTGACCACAAAAAAGCCGCTGAACATCTCAAAAAACGAGAAGAGCACAAAAACATACTAAAAAGGCTCAAAGATGGCTAAAAGGTATGACGGTATAGGCGAGGAGTATTTAAACGGAGTTAAACGCGTTTTGAACGCGATTAAACGCAACTATGAAAAATCAATCAAAGGTAAAGAATGGAACAAAAAGAGATAAGAAGACTGCTTCGTCCAAAAGGCGAGTACTCCAGGGGAGATATTGAGCACTACACTGAACTAAGCGCAGGCAAAATACGTGCAGCACTTATGAAAAAAAGCTATGAGTTAATGTTCCCTCTGTTTGATCTTATCACAGACAAAGACACGACTGTCGGAGATGAGGCGGATAAAAGAATCGCGAGTGTAGAAAACAAGTACTTTACCCATGAGCTTGACACGCATTATGAAGAGAGCATTGAAGAGATTATCATGGCAGCAATGCATGCCAGGATTTTCGGTGTATCTGTAGTAGAGCTGTATCTTGATGACAAGGGAGAGTTTGCGTATCGTTTCGTTCCTCGAGAGTTCTACTATTTCAGAGAGGGTGGGGTATGGCTCAAGAAAGGCAAGAAGCCATTCAAGCCCACTGCACCAAAGTTCACTGTCATTAAGACCAAGCCGGTACTGCTTCGAACACTTTGGATCGTCTATGCCAAGCACTATGTGATGAGCCACTATATGAAGTTCACGGAGTTTCTTGGTGTACCACCGCTCATCGGGCATGCATCAAGTTCAGAGACTGACGTCATCGATGCGATGGCTACAGCATTTGACAACCTCAAATCAGGAAGCTACGCCATCCTGGGGAAAGAGGACATCGTCAAGATACTGGAGGGGCGCGGTACACAGTCTGACTTCATGGAGTTCGTACGCTATGCGGATGAGCAGATCAGCAAGACCATCAGCGGATCGGTACTGAGCGGTACGGCTACCAAATCAGGCACACTCGCCCTGGGCAAGATACATGAGAAGAACCGCAAGGAGATCACCGCGGGGGATGTCAGGTTTGCAAAAGGCATCGTAAGGTCATTGTTCAAGACCATAGAACTGGTACCTAACCTGAACATACAAATAGAAGAGGATGTAGACCTTTATCAAAGAGCACAGACCTTGCAGATACTCAAAGGGCTTGGGTATGAGATAACGCCTGAGCAGATAGCCAAAGAATTTGATCTACCGTTGCCTGAAGCAAAGCAGATAAACAGAGTAATCAAAGCCAATGCCAAAGCAGCCAACCTGCCCATGGACAACATAGACAGGTTTATAGGTGGTGATGCATTCAAAAAAGAGTTGAAGGCGAACGAAGTGGAGATCAAAAGAGAGCTTGAGAAAATACTCGTCAATGCAGAGAGTTTTGATGAAGCCTTTGGTGCACTGGCAGCCGCTTACCCGGATACAAACCTGGATGAACTTGAAGATACCTTTACCAAGGTAATGTTTAACGCAGACCTGTTTGGAAGTGAGGAGGAACTATGATGGAACTCTACACAAAGATATCGGCTTTCGTACATGATGCACAGATCACCATGGCGGTGCTGTTCGGTATGTTTATCCAGTTCTTCTTAGGAGAGAGCAAGAATGCAAAAATAGCCATCACCGTGGTGGTCTCTTCTATCTTCGTTGCACT